GTTGGTGCATCAATAGTTTGAGTGGGTGCAGCTTGTGTGGCAGCATCCATAGTGCCAAAAGCACTGTCTACTGCTGTAGAAGTAACTTGTGGAGTAGTAAGCGTTGTTGGTTTATCCACCATTGTAGGTGCAGCCACCTGTGCAATGTTTGCTGCGGGGGCAGTCGGTGTAACAGTAGTACTAGCAGGATCAACAAACTCATTTGCTTGTGGTAATTGCCCTGCGCCAACAAAAGCACTGCCGGGGGGAAGGACAGGTTCGACAGCTTGCCTACCCATAATGTCAATAATTGGGGCATTTCTAGCTTCTATTCCAGCAGAAGGAGTTTGTTTTTCAACGTCTACTTTTCCTCTCCCAACTGGCGTAATCCGCGCTTCCATTAGCTTGCTCCTACAGAAATGTTTACTACTTTAAATCTTGCCATCATTTATACCTTATTTTAAATAGAAGAAGCATTAAGATTAATAACACGTTCCCAAAAAGTGCCTGTTGTTACTTCTACTAATTGTCCACTGTAAATGTTTAAATACGTTAATTTCCAAGTATTGTCAGTATCTATTGTAATGTTAATTACAGAACCATTAGGAAGAACACCTCTTGAATAGTGGGGTGTTTGCTCCCACTGTGTGCCGGAAGAAACAATACAGTATGTTTGTGGCTGATCTTTTGGTGACATAACAAAAGTAAAAGCACGAGTATTGGGCTGTACCAACACTCCAACGTAGTTACCTGTTACTTTATCAAGACCATATTCTGTTTCTACTTCCTGAAAGCGGGTCTTTGCTGCTTGAAGAATCTGCTCACGCTCTGCACAAATTGGTGCTTGCGCTTTTGCAGAAGATACAGCAAGTAACACACTAAAACTAAACAATCCTGCAAAAACATACTTTAACATTATCTATCCCTGCTGTTCAGTAAACTAAACACAGTAGCAACCTTCTCTTCTAACACCTTAATACGCACCAGTACCTCTGCACGAAAGGCTACGCCAATAGCGCCAACAGCTATGAGTCCAGAGATAATAGGCCACAAGTCAACAAAAGTTGTCATTTAGTATCAGCCTTAGTTAAGGCTTTGTAGGCCATGTAGGATCGCTTGCATCCGAAGTGTTTGCGGGTAAATCACGCAAATCTTTTCGATACTTTGTCTCCTCAGAACTCATTGTACGGTCACTGACTCCCCACCAATCTGTCGCGGCAAGCAAGCCGTTACGCTTGGACCGGAGATCAGCCATGTCGCGGGCAGCCTTGTCATCCGCAATATTGCGTGCGGCGATAGCTGCATCCAACGCATTTTGGTCGCAGTCAGCGACGGTTAGCGTTGTGCCAGCCAGCCAAAAAGTGTAAGGTGCTGTGTTCTCATTCCAAGTTTTCCCAGCCGCTTTAACGATAGCGGTAATGTCCATGTCAAGATTGATTGTCGCTTTTGCATTTGCCATATTTTTTTCCTTTACCCAAGCAGAGCGCCGCCCCAATGGTTGTATAATTCGGTGCCAGAGTTGAACGTGACGGTCGCTCCGGTATTGTTATAAAGATAAAGACAGACTTCATCTGTTGCATCGAGGTCCATAATGATACTGCCCTCGATTGACATCTCGGTGTAAGGCAGGCCAGCGCCGCTGATGGAAGCCTTTCGGCCCAGTTCGCCAAACAATGCGTCATTTTTGTAGACATAGAGAGAGAGTCTACCGCCGTTGTTTGTTCCGACCCCGAAGAACATAACGACAGCAGTGAATATGTAGCGGCCATCAACAGGACAAGTAAAAGTGTCTGTTGCGTTGTCTGCGTTGATGTCAAAATTTTCGGTATTGAAGGCTACTTTCGTTGTCGCGCCGTGGGAAACCGTCGCACCTGAAGAAGACCGCCTAGACGAAAACGCTGGCTGCAACGGCGTGCGTACAATGCCATTTGCGTCTGTAATGATGTGCGCTGTGGTGCCATGTGCATTGCCCAAGCCAATTTCTAATGTGTCCGTGCCGTCATCAAGCCCGATGCGATAGTCTTGAGCGTTTCCATCGAACACAATCATTGTATCTTCAGCGGTGGCATCACCTACAGTTAAGGTCGGACCTTTCATCGTAAGATTGTCGCCGTCAAAAATTAAGTTTGCTTCGCCATTCAGCCCCGAGCCAGTGGCCGTTGCGACGAAGTTATTGGTGTCGTTTGCTAAAGACACACCGCCAGATGCGGCGACAAAACTCAGAACACCGCTTCCATCGGTTTTCAACACCTGACCGTCAGAACCATCAGCATTTGGTAGCGTCCAAGTTACATCGTCTGCAATCGCGTCCGGAGCTTTGAAGCCAACGTAGTTTGTGCCACCCGCCGCCAGTTCGCCAAACTTGAGAGCAGTAGTGTTACCGCTTGATGTCCCGTGCGGCGATAGCGTGACGCCACCGGCTGCAACTACCCGTGTCGTGTCTTGACCATCTTCATCGTACTCAATTGTGAAATCTTGGTCGCTCCCAAGTTTGATGAACTTGTTGTCGGCGACATAGACATCGCCCCATTCAGCGCTTGTTGAGCCTAAGTCAGCCCCACCCGCAGCATCAGGGATTAGGCTTGTGCTGGCAGTCACCGTCGTAAAGGTTGGGCTGTCGCCAGTGCCAAGCCCAAGCGATGTCCGCAAGGTTGCGCCGCTTTCAGCAACCGGATCAGTCGTGCCATCGCCGACGATCATTTCGCCATCCGCAAGTACAGCCATTGCTGTGATGGCACCTGTGCCCGAACCGAGCAGGACACCACCATCGGTCAGCGAGCTTGCGCCTGTCCCACCGTCTGCCACAGGCACATCGGTGCCGCCCGCTCGATAGATCGCATTGCCTTCGATTGTAACGTCGCCAGAGCCAGAACGCGCTAGTGTCGTATCGGTAGCGTGTCCAAGCTCGATAGTGGTACCAACAAACCCTGTAGCTGTAACTGCACCTGTGCTTGGGTTGTAGGTCAGCGTCCCATCTGACTCTAGCCCCAGATTGCCACCATCTACGTCACCGCCAGCAGTAAAGATAAGAGCATTATCCTCGTTAGTAGATTCGTTGTCAGTGATTGTAACAGTAGTAGCAACGGTAGCCGTATCAGCAGTACCTGTTAGCGCACCAATAAACCCGGTTGCAGTAACCTTGCCGGTACTTGGGTTGTACGTTAGCGTACCATCGGACTCTAGTCCTATGTTGCCGCCATCTACATCTCCACCAGCCGTAAAGATAAGCGCGTTATCTTCATTGGTAGACTCGTTGTCGGTAATCGTTACAGTAGTAGCAACTGTAGCTACATCGGCTGTACCAGTAACATTACCTGTGACATCGCCAGTCAAAGCACCAATAAAGCCGGTTGCTGTTACTTTACCCGTGCTAGGATTATACGTAAGGGTTCCATCTGACTCTAGTCCTAAATTACCGCCATCAACATCACCACCGGCTGTAAAGATAAGAGCGTTGCTCTCATTCGTTGACTCGTTGTCTGTAATAGTAACAGTAGTGGCAACGGTAGCAACTGCGGAAGTTCCGCTATAACCACTTGAGGTTATTGTGCCAAGTGAAACCCCACCATCAGCAAAGGTAATTGTGCCACTATCTGCGTCAATAGTAATGCCACCACCAGCATCAAGCGTAAGTACAGCAGAAGACGAAACAGTTAGGTCACTACCATCGCCCTCAATCTTTTCGCCATCATCACCAAAGGTTAGCCCAATGTTTGCAGGAATGTTGATATCAGCGCCAGATACAAGATTTAAATCTGTACCGTCGCCATGAATATACTCACCGCCCTCGTCATTAAAATACAGACGCTTTGTGCCATCTACAACAATGTCATCACTAAACTTAAAGTGATCCTCGTCTTCCATCCAAGTAAGCACACCATCGCTTGTCTCACCATCAAAGGTTACAACAATGTCTGCACCAGCAGAGCCATCACCAATAGTGATTGCAGCACCAAGTAGCTTGGTTACATTACCGCCTTCAGCAGTTGTGCCATCATGCGAGTGTCCTGTTGATGCTGTGAAAGCACTAACAATGTCGTTAAACTCATTGTTAAAGTCGGCGGCTTCAATAACCTCACCTGTGGCTATCTCAGTTGTACTGCGCCTTACGTAACCTGTACCCATTATCGTCTTCCTCCGGGTGTAAATTCAAACTGGTAAGAGTTTAGTGTAAAAGCCCTATTAGAACTATTGTGATTAATTTTTACAGCGACAAGAAAACCAGAGCCTTCGATTGACTGTCTAAAGATAGGGGCACCGCTTGAGCCATAAACAGCACTGGCGTATGTAGAAGAAGCACTACCATAAATAGCAATACCACCGGGAGAGGTAATATCTAAAGACTCTGGTTGTGCAACATCAAAAGAGTCCGAGTCGTATCTAATTCTTAGTTCAGCAGCAATAGTTCCTTCAACTTCATAATTAAGAATTACCCGCTGCATTAATTTTCTAATTCCAGAATCACCTAAAGATAAATCTGGTGAGCGGTAAAAAGCTACAATGTTTGTACCATCAAACGTAAATACAGAGCTACTTTCTTGCTGTCTTACATATCCGTCAAACCCACCTTCGATAACGTACTCAACACCACTAATAAAGTCAGAGTCCATTGAGGAGGGTTTAATTCCTTTAGTGTCTGCCCACTCAAAACCAACGCCGCCCTGTGGTGTCCGTTTAAGAGTGCCTAAAACTCCTCTACTAGCTTCTACTGATGAACTAACAGAAGCAGGGTAAAAAATACGATACTGACTTTTACTACGAATAACAGTAGAAGTAATGTTAGCTCTGTTAGCAACAACATCTTGGATACGTCTTTGAATAGGCTTAGACAGTGTTCCTAACTCAACGTCACCAATCTTTTCAGTACCAGCAATTGTTCTAAGTCCGTCAAGAGACAGGAAAATAAGATCGCCACCTAGCTCTTGAACAGAAAACCCATCAGCACAACCAAGTGTTCTAGTAACGGGCTGTACTTGAAAGTCTGCAACACTACTACCAGCAAGCCTGTAGATTTTATCAAGCCCAAAAATGTACAAAACATCACGAAACACCTTCAGTGCCGTAACACTGGTATCTACTCTAATTGACCCAGCACCATTAGCAGCAGTAAAATCTGTTTCTGCAAAGGGTGCACTAAATACAATTTCTTGTGGGTTAGTTGACATCCCTGCAAAAAAGATGTGGTCTCTAAACACAGCAACAGAAGCAGCATCAGCAGGAGCGCCAGTAGTGTTAATTAGCGTGTACGTGCTTCCATCGTATGTTGCAGCTTGATTGACATCATCAACCATAATAAGCTTGTTAGTATTATTAAAGTTAAATGTGTCAAACTTGTAACGACCAGCAGAAGTACGAGTGCCTATCGTAGACCAACCATCGTTTGTGCTGAACCTTACTAGGTTTCCTGCGGCTGCAACAACACCGTTGTTAAATATCTTAGTTCCAAGTATGGCGTTACTACCGTTAACCTGATTGCTATCCCACTTAGTTGTGCCACTAAGCCTACGGTACCCACCATTAATAGATGGCTCAAAGTTTTGTAGTTCTACTGCTGCACCGGGAGGTATGCTAAAGTCATCTTGGTCAAGGATAAGACCGCCACCAAGAGGTACAGTTACAGGAGAAAGTAATGATGTATCTGGCATAACTAACCCTGTGGCCTTAATAATTCTTCAATAAATACTGAAACTACTGCATCGTTAGCTGCACCAGCCTGTGCTTTGAGTATGTCACCTGACTCTAGTACAATGCTTGCATCGTTAAGTCTAAGATGACTATCTGCGGCAATACTTTGTGTGCTTAACAGAGAATACGTTGCGCTTGCGCTTGTGTCTGTCCAACTAAGTGTCATGTCCACTGCGGCAGAGCCGTCAACATTAGTAATAAAGATTTCCTTTATAATAGCAGTAAAGTTAGTAGGGCAAGTGTATACTACTGTTAGGTCTGTGCTAGACAGAGCAGCACCAACATTTTTAAAACGTCCCATTACTAAACAGCCCTGAAGTAATCTTTTTTGTTTACCAGTTCTATTCTCATTTTTTTCATGTGATCTGCAAATTCTGCCAAAGAGGCTTGGGCTGTTGCTGTGTCAGAGCGAAGGATTGCTGCGTAGTAACGGGCCTTTGCAATAACAGCGTGTTCGTACCGAGCAGGAATGTCTGAGGTATCGGAGTCACTAGATAGTGCGGTGGTTGTCTTCCAGTACTCGTAACCAATAGTATAGGTGCTTAAATCTGGTACAGGTGACAACCCAAACTTTTCATCTTGGGTTCTGTACACACAATCAGGCACTCCAAGGCGACTGATGCTGGTGCCACGATCCCGCTCTTTTACAGTTTCTTGAAACTCATCGTAGCTTAGA